CATAGGCCATTTAGGTGATGACATAAAGGGATTAAAGAGGGCAATAGACTATTTAAATAAGAAAGGTAAACATGCCAGTATTTGATATAGAAACAGACGGACTAGATAGCACTAAGATCCATGTAATCTCTTGGATGGATGACCAAGGGAATGTGCAACACACGCATGACTATGTAGCTATGCGTATCTTCCTTGAGGAAGCACCAATCCTGATAGGACATAACATTGTAAGGTTCGACATCCCCGCAGTGGAAAAGGTGCTAGGTGTTAAGATTACAGCAAAGCTAGTGGATACGTTAGCCCTGTCTTGGTATCTAAACCATAGTCGCAGCTTAGGTGACCACAACTTAGCATCCTATGGTGAGGAGTATGGTGTACCTAAGCCTAAAGTAGAGGATTGGGTAGGTTTAACACCAGAAGAATATGCTTACAGGTGTAATGAGGACGTTAAGATTAACGCTAGACTATGGCGTGACTTAGACATCAAACTTAAGAAGCTGTATCCTGATGAGGATGAGAAGTGGCGTTTCACTGATTATCTTACGTTCAAGCTACAATGTGCAGCAGAACAAGAGGCCCTACAGTGGAAATTAGATGTAACCAAAGCTAAGGGGCATCTAGCGGAATGGGAAGCTATGAAGGCTGAGAAGATAGAGCAGTTAGCTGATGCTATGCCTAAGCGTGTCCTTACTAAGGTGCAGCAAAGACCAAAGGTAATGTACAAGAAGGACGGTGAGCTATCATCACATGGCGAAAGGTTTGAGGAACTACGCAAAGAATATAAGCAGCCAGAGGGTGTACAGTCTTTTGTCGTTAAGACGGGTGAAGAACGTGCTAACCCCAATTCACCTCCTCAAGTAAAGGACTGGCTGTATTCTATCGGATGGAACCCAAGTACCTTCAAGTTTGAAAGGGGCAGTGATGGCGAAGAGAAGCAAATACCGCAGGTACGAAAGGATGGAGAACTATGCCCGTCAGTCAGAAGATTGGCCTCTGCCGACCCTGCTGTGGTCATCCTTGATGGGCTTTCTGTTCTCAGCCATCGTATTTCTGTTCTTAAAGGCATGGTTGATTCAGAGTGTGATGGATACGTGCAAGCAACAATCGCAGGATTTACCAACACAATGCGCTTCCGTCATGCAAAACCTTTAGTCAATCTACCCTCAGTGGAAAAGCCCTATGGTGCTGAGATACGTGGGTGTTTAACTGCACCTGATGGTTATAGCTTATGCGGGGCTGACATGACTAGCTTAGAGGATACAACCAAGCGTCACTACATGAAACCCCTAGATCCTGATTATGTAGCTGAAATGAGTAAAGAGGGTTTTGATCCACACTTAGACTTAGCTAAACATGCTGGTGTTATCACGCAAGATGACATCGACAAACATAACTCAGGGGAGCGTAGCTTGAAGTCACTGCGTAAGAACTACAAGGTAGTCAACTACAGTGCTACATATGGCGTAGGAGCGCCTAAGCTGGCCCGTGAGACAGGTATGAGTGTCAAAGAGGCTAAGACCCTTCTGGAAGCATTCTGGTCACGTAACTGGTCAGTAACTAAGGTAGCTGATAGCTTACGCACCAGAGAGTTATTTGGCAGCATGTGGGTTCAGAATCCAGTGTCTAAGTTCTGGTACAGCCTACGAAGTGAGAAAGACCGCTTCAGTACCTTGAACCAAAGTACGGGTGTCTATTGCTTTGACAACTGGGTTAAGGGGTGTCGTGAGAAGGGTATCAAGACCGTTGGTCAGTTCCACGATGAAATTATAGCGTTAGTAAAGGAAGGTGACGAAATGGAGACAAAAATAAATATGGAGTACTCTATACAAGATCTCAATAAACAACTGAATCTAAACATAGACTTAGGTATCGACGCTCAATTCGGAAGTACATATGCTGACATACATTAGTAAAAATATTTATATCTTATAGGGTATAAAAATCTTATATGGGTCTATATAGTATATTACCAGCCTTAACGAAAGGAACTCGATATGGGTAAGAAAGTTTATGTAGATTGTGAGTTAGAGTGGACAAAGTTACGTCCAGAAGACCGTGACATGGGTCCAAATGATGGGTCAGATATGGCTAAGAACTTTGATGCTAAGAAGGGTATCTATGTTGTAAACTGTATCATTGACGAAGGCACTAAATCTAAGATGGTTGCTGATGGTATCCCAAACAAAGGGTTACAGGCTCAACTCTTCAAGACTAACAAAGAGGGTAAGCAATTCTATAAAGCTACTCGACCCCACTTTAATCCTAAGTTCAAGAACCAAGACACAGGTGAACAAGGTGTTGAAATGGGACCTCCAGTTATGCTCAAGATGGTAAAAGGAGAGTACCTACCTTGGGATTGGGAGAGTGATGGTCTTATCGGTAATGGTACTAAAGCTACTGTTAAGTTTGATGTGTGGGATGGTAAGATTACTACACTGGAAAAAGTGTGTGTTACTGATCATGTAGCCTATGAATCTGTTGAAGAGGCAGTTTTTTAATGGAAAACTCAAATGAGCTTACTATTTCATACAAAGATGAGTTTGGCACGGTTACTGTTGTAAGATATAATGTAGAGGATTTATATAGCTTATCTCATGCTTATGCTGATGCTACTAAAGCTATAGGTTTTTCTTATGTTGAATCAGTAGGTTTTGAGAAGGATGATGGTAAAATGGTGTTTGGGGACTTCTGATGGGTAAGCGTAAGGTTCTGATCGACGGTGACATTGTGGCCTATCGGTCAGCCTTTGCTACTCAGGATTTGTTCCCAAAGGATGCGGAAGAGAAAGCTGAAATCCTTCTTGACTACATCTTAGAAGAAACATTGGAGTTCCCTACCCCAGATCAATATGAGGTATATCTTACGGGGTCAGGGAACTTCCGACATCAAATAGCAAAGTCACATGAGTACAAAGGTAACCGTAAGTCAGTAGAGAAACCTATACACCTGTATCACATCCGACAGTACATGGTAGATAAGTTTGACGCTATAGTAAGTGAAGGAGAAGAAGCTGATGACCTTATAGCAATAGAAGCAACAAGACTTGGACCTGATACTGTCGTTGCCTCAATAGACAAAGACATGTTGCAGATACCTTGTCACCACTTTAACTTTGGTAAGAATGAGTGGAAAACAGTGGATGAATGGTCAGGATTACAGTTCTTCTACAACCAGATCTTAACAGGCGATAGGGCAGACAACATAGTTGGTTTATATCGTGTAGGCCCAGTTAAAGCTACCAAGATGTTAAGTGAGGCTAAGACTGAACAAGACCTGTGGGAAGCCTGTGTTAAAGCCTATGATGGTGATGTAGATAGGGTAATAGAGAATGCTAGGCTACTATGGCTTAGACGTACAGAGGGCGAGATATGGCAACCACCAGTGAACGTAGAAGACACGCAATAAAGAATGGCTACAGATCTGGTTTAGAGGATGACATAGCTAAGGATCTTAAGGACAGGGGCGTAAACTTTGAGTATGAGAAGCTAAAGGTACAATGGCAACTTCTTGAGAACAAGACTTACACCCCTGACTTTAAACTGCCCAATGGTATCATCATAGAATCTAAGGGTAGGTTTGTCCAAGCTGATCGTAAGAAGCACTTGATTATACAAGATCAACATCCCTTTCTCGACATAAGGTTTGTCTTTTCTAACTCTAGGTCTAAGTTATACAAAGGTGCAAAGAGTACATATGGGGATTGGTGCAATAAGCATGGGTTCTTGTACGCAGATAAAAGGATACCCGACGAATGGCTAGTACAATCCTGATTAAGGTACATCGTGTTCTTGATGGCCCCTACGAAGACGAAGACGGTAATTACTGGTTAAACTGTAGAGTAGAAGATCCCCAAGAAAGAAACCCAAGTAAAGTTATGTTTGATGAAGAGATCCCGTTTGTCTCCTTTGATGCAGCCTATGAGTTTCAGAACCACTTCTACAGATCAATCGAACCCATACTAATAGAATTTGAAATGGATACCCGATATGACAGCTAAGACAGCAGTAGTATTCTCATGCGCTCACTCAGACCCATCAACAGGTAATGAGCGTTTCGACTGGCTAGGGGAATTAATCTATGAGGTAAACCCTACCTACATAATTGACTTAGGTGATGGTGCTGATATGCGCTCTCTAAACACCTTTGATACACGTTACCCAGAGGCCATCGTAAGTCAGAACTACGAACAGGACATCAACTGCTATAATGAGGCAATGGATCGTCTACGGAAGAAACCTAGTGATAGAAAGTATAAGCGCCCATATTGGATTGGCTTTGAGGGGAACCATGAGAATAGAATCAAAAAGGCTATCGCACACGACCCAAGACTACAGGGAGACAAGTACGGGATTTCCTTCAGCCATCTTCAAACAGACCACTGGTTCGACGAATACCACGAATACACTAATAGCGCCCCCGCTATCGCTGACTATGATGGCGTTTCTTACG